GGGTCCGCCGGCTGGGAAAGCGTCGAGAGTAGGTAGTACGTAGCTGATAGAATCACCAGGATTATCTTGAGCTCCATTGAATTTCTCCCAATTCGACCACAGTAAGCGGTTAGGTACATAAAAGAAGAAGTAGTCGATATATAGATTATCCATGATTGGCACCAATTGTGTGGCTAATCTTGCGAAAACCGATGCATTTAAATTGCAAGTATCGCCTGGAAGGATCTCATCGACAAATATCGGAATGAGATAATCAAAAGAGAACGTATCTTTTAGAGCATGAGAGCGGTCAAATTGAGACCGCGTATTATGGACCGCTGGGGTCTGTGCGAATGAGTGTTGCGAATTTCGGTTGCCTAGTGCCATGTAAGAATTCCTTTAGTTATAGCTTCAGATAATTCTGAAGCATTTTGTGTTTTTCATTAGCTATTAATTTCCTAATTTCACGTTTTTTTTTTGCAGGATGCAAGCCTTTTCCGTTTGCTGTACGCACTGCTTGATTTGCGAGCCAGTCTGCATCGTCTTGAGCAGATAGCTTTGCTGCTGCTTCAGCCTTAAGCATTTTTGTAGTCGTAAGGTAGCGAGTATATTCCTCGGGGTGTTCTTGTTTGAACCATTTTTCATAATACCTCGGTATTGGGGCAGTTGAGCCGTTTGCCAGGTGAAGGATGCCATAATCAAAAATGTCTTTATAATATTTTTCTAGCCATTTTTTTCCTATTGCATGTTTTGAAGACTTTTTAGAGATTGGGTTATAGTCATGGGTTCCATCGAGCCCGTGCACGAGCTTTTTACTACTGTAACGAGCAACGTAGCCAGCGCTTTCCATAGTGACCTTTCCGATTTGGATAGGTTGAGTCTTGGGATCATTTTTTCCCCAGAGATTGTCGAGTAGTACCGAAGTAGTGAGAGTGTCTCCGCGATCATTGGTTCGGTAGGGAACAAGATCGGGTGGCGCGAAATTAAATATAATAGCGTGCCAGTGTGGCCTTTTGTTTTTTTCACCATATTCTCCTGTTACGAACATCGGTATAGGTTCGTTTTGTAGTTTGCGCAGTTTGCGCATGAATTTTTGGAAGTCTTCGTAAATTAATTTAGGGGATTTTAGGTGTTGGTCCGAGTATGTGAGTGTGATGAAACAATTTTTTTCATACATAGATGCTTCATGTACACAGCGGATTGCCCATTCACGGGCATAAGCAAAACGACATTCGACGCATTTGCCGCATGGTAGTTGAAAAGGGGCGTATTCCCTGCTATAGTTTTTTGGAGACCAAGAAATGGTTTTACCGTCAGCTTCAAAGCCGACAGTTCGAGGGGATGTACAGGCCATTGTATGTTCCCTTTTTTTTTTAAAGTCTGATTCCGCCGCGCATGCTTGGGCGACGAAGATTCTTCTTATGAACTCCCGAAGAGTTACGGAAGCTTGCCTTAGAGTGTGATTTTGACATTCGTTTTCTTCTCATAAATTCTCCTAAAGAAGTTTTAGTACAAGTAAAGAAGGCTCTCGATGACGCACTAGAAGAACTAGCGACCAACGAAGAGCCTAACGAGACATGAAAAGAGTATATCGGACCAGTGGGCCTTATGACAACGAGAGTGTGCATAAGGCCCTGGTGCGTTATCGATTTATTAAATCTACCGCTTTCACCATATGCTGCGGTGTAGCAAGTGAGGTGAATTTCCCATTTTGGTCGTCGTAATCTCCGACGTGAAATAGATCGAAATCTTCTGGATGTTTGTTAACCATAGATTTCTCATCTTTTGATAGTTCTTGGAATTCGCGTTCCGCTAATCCGTGAGTTGGTTTGTAGAAAGGTGGATGGTAGATCTCACCTTTGCTGTCGCGTATTGAGAATGCTTTTAGTATCATGTTGTCCCTTTCAGGGGTTTTGGAGGCGTCGATGCCTCGTTCGTTTCCTAAGGATGTGACCTTAGGCTAGATTGTCAAGTTTGTGCTTGAAGTTTTTATTTTTTATAAGGGAGGTTCTCCCTAACACCCTCTTTCGTTCCGCACGAAGGTCTTCGCTTTGTGCGTAGAGAGAGAGTGATGAGTGAGGAGTGTTGGTGGAGTAGTTAAAGTAGGTAGAGAGATGTGAGAGTGATGAGTGGGTATGGGTAGAGTGTAGATGGTATGTTGGTGGAGTAGTTAGAGTAGGTAGAGAGATGTGAGAGTGATGAGTGGGTATGGGTAGAGTGTAGATGGTATGTTGGTGAGAGTGGGAGATAGGGAGATAGGGCCCCGTAGTGGGGCCCTAGATATTAGAGCTTAGGTGGCTCTGAGGGGATAGTCGGAACTATGGGACGTTCGATCAGTCCAAGTTCGATTGCTTCCGCCTTATTGGCGGGGTTTTGGAGGAAAGTGAGTAGAGATCCAGGATCATTCCTGAATTTCGCTCGGACCGGTGCCGGTAGCGTTTGGAAAGCTTGATCCGCATATATAACGGTATCGAGCATAGATTGATAGTCTTGAATGTCGGAGAAGTCGGCATAAATGCCTCCAGTTTTAATATGACCGAGGAATTCGCCAGTACTGACGTATTTCTTCATAATATTGTTAATATCGCATTCTTCAGAAAATTGCTGTTGGGTCTTAGAAGGTTCAGTATTTACAGTTTGCACTTTTAGACGACCAGTATTGGGATTAATAGTTTCGAGCTGTTTCGGATCTTTCATTTTAATATTTCCTTAATTGAAATTGGGTTTTAGGACGATTTGGATTTCGTTGGATCGATTTATTTTCAAATTTCGCAGCGCCGGTATCCCAAGGTTTACCGATAATGTCGGCGGCATTCTCCAAATTATGCATAAGCTTTTGCATGAGTTTAGACTTTGGTTCGTCCGTATCGCTTTTAATACCAGTAAGCTTTGTATTAGCCTTGGTATTAGCGATATTAGCGTCAGTCGCTTCCATGTCTTTCATCAGCTTAGCTATTTGAGAAGTACCAGTTATCGAGGACATTATTTCCGTAGATACGCCTTCGGCGGGATTTTTCATAACTGCGGCAGAATTTGAACCTGATGCTCCAGCGGGGGTCGCTGCACCCCCGTTTGCTGCGAGCATCGGATTCAGCCCGGCTGCCTTTAAATCGGCAGCCTCTCGTACATGAGCAGTATTTGACATTCTTTCTTGAAAAGCCATTTGCTCACGTGCGTTCGCCTGATTAGCGGCATTAGATTGGCCGGCAAGTTCCCGATTCGATTCATTCGTCTCCTGCGCGCCCATATAGGCGCCCAGGCCAGGAATCGTTGAGAGACCGGCGTTTAAGAATCCTCCTAAGGAGCCTCCGAATAAACCCATTAGAACCGTCCTAGTGTTACAGGAACAGAATGAGTCAGCATTGGACGGGCGTGCTTATAGTTGAACCACGCATCGAAGAGGATCTGTGGTGCTCCGCTACTAGCTAATGCTCTAGTAATCGGGGTGTTTTGAACAATGAAGGCGGCATTAAGAGCGGGAAGAGCAGAAAATTCTTCAGCCATATGCCATTGGTCAATTGCCGTAGCATAAGTAGACCGGAATTGGCCATGAATTCGTGAGGGCATATAACGATATTCGGCATAGCGTTCTTGGTACCCGAAAGTTGCTAAGTCTTGGGTATATGGTGCGGTACCAACCAAGTAAATCTCCTTATTTAGGATGGTTTGTTCACCTAGTTCTTGGAGCTTTGGCCAAAAGAAGTCGTAGCGGGTTGAGCGTGACCACATACGATCGAGACCCTGCTGGTAAGTGATGTCAGCGCGGGCACAGGCAAGTCCAATGACATAGCCGTGTTCGACGAATGATTTAGTGAACCCAATTCCAGAACCAGTTGCGGTACCAAATGCGGACAATTGTCCTTGGAGGTAAGCGCCGGAAGTGGGAGCGTTTTGGGCGACTGGGTGTGAGTTGATTTTTGACTGGCCGCCTCCTAGGTATTCAGGACGTTGTAGTCGGAAATCAGGTGAAGTAACGCCGAAGTGGGCTTGTAGAATTTCGACGTAGCGGGTGCCTCCACGCATGTCGAGTTCAAGTAAGCCTTGTACTTGTATGGCTTGCCGCAAAGAATTGATTGTAGCGGCCGTAGCGTTCGTTAGATCAGCACTTAATGAGGTAGTGTACCACATCGCATTTTCAGTGTTCGTCGGATTACTGGCGTAAGTAGCAGTTGGGGAGCCTGCGGTTAACTTTAACGCATCTGCCCAACCAAGACCGGCTTGCTTAAAGACCGGGACGCCAGTACCGGAAGAGATAACTGGTGCAGTAGTACCAAGAGGGAGTGATATTGCAGTGCCTTTTTGGGGCGCTGTTGTGGCACTTGTGAAATAGTCGTGCCGTTTTCCTCTTTTCAACAGCGTGTAATCAGCTAATTGATCGGGTCCATCGTCGACGTTTTTGGTAACGGAGGACTGGAGATTTTCATCTCTAAACCAGGTATTCCAGATGAGGTTGTAGGCTCGAAGCGGCAAAGTGTTTCCGAGGACCCAGCTACCTGCGACATCAGTGGGCAGGCCGAATTTATCCCAG